TGGGTCGGTTGTGTTACGGATGATCTTGTCGTAGTCAATGATCTGACCCTTCTTGCCACCCACCTGAACGCCGCCCATCAAGTGACCAGCAACAGAGCGACGGCTGAACGTGTCAGCTATGTTTCTAAAATTCTTGTCCATGATGTCAACATCCGCAGGGAATACAGGATTACCCTTGTTGTCAACGGACGCGGCTAAGCGCGTATTGATCAGGTCGCGCAGTTCAGGTGTCAACTCACCACGCTTGGCGGCTTTCCTAAAGTCACCGTACAGCTTGTCAAACACCATCTGGTTGGATTGATGCTGGGTAGGTGTACCGATCATGGCGGCGTAGACAGCGTTGTCGCCCTTCTTACCGCCACCAAGGATAGTCTTAGCTGTACCTGCGTTCTGAACGCCCCATGCCGCCTCAGCCGCACGGTACTCGGGTTCGGTGAGCTGAAGGCTCGAGAAGCCGGGGCCTCCCAAGTACCCACCACCAACCTTCGTACGGTCAGACTGTGTGATCTTCAGTGGGCGACCTTCGATCTTGCCTAGCGCCTCAGAGGCTTTCATAGGCTCAGCTATATTTTTAGCGGCTTTAGATACCTTGGCAAGACCGCCAATGCCAAACTTCTGGTTGTTCACCTCGAGCATCATGGTGTCTGGGTTGTTGGAGATGGACACCTTGCCACCACGCTTCATGCCCTCAAGATCTGGTGGAACATCAGGCGTTGGCGGCGCTTTGGGCAAGCCTGTTTTATAGTCCTTGCCTGTTTGCAACTCGTATAACTTGCCAGCCAAATCATCTTTTTCAGCAGTCGTCAGATACTTAGGAACCTTGTACCCAGCCTGCTCCAATGCTGTGACATCATCTTGCATAAAAATGCCTTGAGGGCCAGTTGTGCGCCAATCAAGACCCGTGTTTTGGAAGTCACGGACATCAGACCAATTGCCACCACGAACAAAGTCCTGCACAAATGGCAGGTATTCTTCTTTGGGTGCGGCGTTTTGTTTACCTTTGATTTGTGTAATGTTGGGCGGCATGTTTTCTCTAAACATACGAATCTCAATATCCCTGAGATCTGCGTTTGTATATCCATTAGGCAATTGCTTGGCTTCTTCTAATGCCGCCTCTTTGTACGGCAACAAATCGCCTGCGCGTAATTGATTACGGTTAGCACCCACCTCAACAGTAACATGCGGCTCACCCTTAGAGTCAACCAGTGAGTAGACCTTAGCATCACCTCTTTTAATAGCTTCCCAGCCACCATGACCGTAACCAAGGCTACCTTTGTCACCCGCGCCCTCAACCCAGTCAGGGTGACCAAATGGTGGCTCGTATCCACGGACAGAGTGCCCCATGGCATTTGATTCCGCGGCAAAGTCGCCGGGTCGGTTTAGCTGAACCCACTTAAACCCTTCTGGATAATCTTTATACACAGGTAACTCGGCACGAGATGTAGCACGAGCCTCATTCATCTTTCGTGCAAGTTCTTGGTCGTACTCATAGGTGCGACGTACTGCCTGCTCCATGCTGACCTTGTTGAGTTGCTCAGGACGGATGCGACCAGAAGCTACATCTTCACTCAGGACGTCAATGATGTGGTTGAAGCCAAGCCCATCAATTTCTTGCCGCCATGACGCTGGGTTGTTAAGCCCATAGATCCGCTCATCTGGGGACAGCTTCTCAACGTAAGGGTTCCTGTCAATGAAGCCGGGCGACCTTATCTCCTCAACCTTGGGAGCATTGATGGCTACGTCTGAAGCATCTTCCCATGCTTTAGCGGCATCAGATTGACCAAGCTGTTCACCCTCATAACGCTTACGGTGTTCAGGCGCTCTGTATCGATTGATGCCAACCTCATTGGTTGGGATGTGAACAATGCCTTCTTCAGCCAGCTTACGCACTGGGTCTTCAGGCGTTGCCATCTGCTTCTTGACGTAGTTGGTCAGGTTGCTGTCAATCCATTTGTTTATTGCCGCATCTTGCGGTGACAGCTCAATGCCAAGCTCTGAGGCATCTCTTGGATCAACTTCATGAGCACCACGTTTGAAAGGTGTCATTGCGTCTTCTACGCTCGTACCAAACCAATTGCCACCCTTGGGCTTCATGACGAACTTGTGCTGGGGTACGAAGTTACGCAAGGGGCCTTCCCCAAACATGCCGCGGTCAATCATCTCGAGTCCACCCATGCCTACAGTCTTAGCACCCTCACCAACAGCCTTAGCGACCTTTGGAGCGGCTTTAGCGGCGCTCAGACCACCTAGCCCTAGGGTTGCGGCATCGAGCGTGTCAAAGAACTCAGGGGTTCTGTTCTGACCTAACGCCTCGAACATACGTGAAGCGCCAGCAGTACCGACCAAGTCAGACCACTTCAGCTCGTTCAGTGCTTCCTTTGTGGGAACGCGCACGGACTGCATACCCATGCCGCTGGTGTCTAGACCTTCAGGTGTAGCCTTGGGGAGTAGACCAAACCCAGTAGGGATTGGCATGGTTGATTGATCAAAGTCCTTGGCAAAGCGCTCACCTTCAAATGGGATGGCGCTGATCAGACCTTTGGTTACGTCGAAGGGGGAGACCTTGGACTTGTCAAGCAGAGCAGACGATCTGTCCATCAGATCCTTGAATGTCCGCATGATGGGGTCAAGGGGTTGCTCCCTCACCTCAGTCTGCGCTAAAGGCGCACGAGGTTTAGGTGTGATGTTCCCAACACGGGGATAGAACGCTGGTTTGTTTAGATCAGCCATGGCTTACCCTGCTGAGTTGCTCTTGTCCCAATGATACCTTGGGTGTAGACGTTCGTCCATCATTGTGAATACGGGTTCTCACGTTTCTTAGCCATACCGCTGTCAATGTAGTCGTCCATGTCGTAGTCGTCCCTTGGGGCGCCATCGATGTCGAGCCAGCCAGCGTCACGTAGAAACCTGAGTCCTTGGGTGCAGGCGTCCACGAAGTCGTCGTGCGTCGAGTCAGGGAAGGAGCAGATCTGGGAGACGAAGCCCTCAGCCCAGTCTTTCACATAACCCTTCCTGACACTGCTTTCAGGGATCCAGACACGCCCAGCGGCGATGATGTTGGACACGATGTTCAGGCGTTGGAGCTTGTCGGCGCGTCCGGGGTTATACGCCCGAACAGGCAAGTGTCCACGTTGCAGGTCTTGTATAAGACTGATACCTGCTGACTTATCCTCCACGAGAATCAGGTCAACCCGCTTCTTGTCCTTCCCCTCACCGTAGACTACGTCGTACTCCTCGATCACCTTGGGGCGCAGGTCTGGGTACTGGAGCCTATCCTGCCAGCAGTCGATCACCATAGCGGACATGGCGCCGTCTAGGGGCTTGAACACACCGAACGTGATAGCCGCGGTCGGATCGTTGGCGGTCTTCTCTGAGGTTGCGCAGTCGTAGCTTTGGATGATGTACTCAAACTTAGGGAACTCTTTGTTAGGCGCCCAGAGCTTGAACATCTCGCGCTTGACGATACCTGACTCCTCCGCGTCTATCAGCTCTGCGTGGATCTCTTGACGCCCAATCTTGGTTCCTTCATAGCTGAGGATCTGCTTCTTGAAGCTTGCAGACAGGTTCTCGAGGTTGACGTAAGTAGATGCCGTCGTAAGGGCTACGTCGTCTCCTTCACGCCCTACAAGCTCCACAATCAGGTCTTTGGGACGTGGGGTAGTCGTGGCAATGATCTGGGTGCGCCCGTCTGCCTTCTTTAGACGCACGGCGAACTGGATGTTGTACCAAGCTTCGTCAAGGTAGTCCCATGCGGCAAGCTCATCGAGCCAAGCACCGTGGTACTGACCACCACGGAAGCGATCAGGCTCGCTGGCTGAGATGCCTTTGATCAGGCTCCCATTGATCAGCACGATCTCATGTAGGGCTTTGTTGTAGTCCCTGATCAGGATCGGTGGTATCACCGCCATGAGTCCTGACTCACCCTCAAAGCATGTACCCCTGACGTCCATCGATGTAGGAGCGGAGACCAGCCAACGGGTGTTCGGGTTCTCCCAAGCCCACCACCATATCTGCTCAGCCGCGGTACGGGTCTTGCCTGCACCTCGACCAGCCAGCATGAGCCAAATAGACCACCAAGCACCTTGGGGTAGCTTTTGGTGATTGAAGGCGCCTGAGAGCCATTCCGTACGCTTGGCGTAAGCTGAGCCGTGGAAGGGGCCGCTCCTGCGTAGGTTGTCCTTGTCAGACAGGATCTCCAGAATCTCTGGCTCTATAACCGCGCTCATTCAGCAATCCGAATAAGCTCTAAGCGTTTGATCGCTACATCCATCTTCGCCTTGACGTCTACGTCAATGATGTTGCGGTCATCCTGCTCCTCAGAGGGCATTACCCTCTCGTTGTACTTCTTAGGCGCCATGCGAGCGGCTGTCCACTTGCGTGTGTCAATGCGAAGCTTCATCCACTGCACGTAAGAGGAGTCGAACTTGACCTCGACCAACGCGCCATCCTTGTCCACAACGCGAGCTAGGTCAGGGTGTTGGTCAACAATGTCGATCATTTCATCGAACTGCGTCTCAGCTTGAATTTCACGTGCGCGTGTGTATTGCTCAAGAAAGTCAGCCTTGGTGGTCAACCACGTCATTACGGACGCCATGCTTGGCATGTCATCATCTAAGCATATCTTGCGTAAGCTCTCACCTAATCCTAGCCTTGTACAGATCTTGATAGCTAATGCATCTGAGTAGATGGAAGGTCTACCCATTGTTGGCTTCTCCTTTGTTTGCGGCTTACCTGTCACATCGGCGACTGTGTCGCTGGAAAGATCTTTTGGTTTCTTTGCCATCACTGGACTCCTTTAACGCAAAGTTTAACGGATCTTTTCGTATGTGTGCAAGGTCACTCCTTCAATCCCTTCATGATTCTTCTATCCATATCTTTGATGGTTTGCTTGAATTCTTTGTTTTGCGCTTCCAGTCTTTCGGCTTTTGCTGTCGCATGTTTCAGCTTTGACTCTAGCTCCTGCACCCTAGTCTGTAGCTCTGTGATGGCTTTGTTTGCCAGCTCAGGGTTCTCGCTGATCCAGTCAGCTTCCCAGATCTGCTCTGTCATTTGTGGTTCTCCATCAATCCTTCGAGGATTGTCTCAGCGTACTTGTACTGGTAGTCGCCTTCGTACTTCTTGACCCCAAAGTGGCTACATGTGTGCCTGATGTCCAAGTAGCTTTGGATCCCAGCCTCTTTGAGCTTTTTACCGATCTGGATGTCCTCTGAGATCATTCCACCGTTGATGATCTGCACGTCACAGATCAGTCTTCTCTCTTTTCCGTCGTTATATGGGACTGAGGCGTCGTACAAAGCTTTCATGGCTTTCCTGCTCAGGCGCAAAAATCCTGTGGCTAGATACTCTACCTCCAACAGTTTCAGCTCTTGGTTCCAGCGGTGCTTTTTGGGGTCTTCTGGGCGGTGTGTGTAGCGCTCGTCGTCTGTCTTCATCCTAGCGGTGATCCCCACCACGTCTACAGGGTGGTCGAGCACATCGAAGAACGCCTGCGCATCAAACGCTTGATCCACGTCCAAGAACACAATGTCGTCTACCCCATTGTCGTAAGCGTCGCAGAATAGGTTGTTTCGGGCTTTTTGTAGGAGAGCTTCACCCATCCAGTAGCTTAGGCTCAGTTGTAGGTCAGGACGCTCCCTAGCCGCTCTTTGGAAGATGGTCACCAACGCAATGGCGTGATCACACACAATCTTGCCATCATAGGAAGGGCTGACTATCGCTACTTTTCTGGTCACAGGCTTTACTCCTTTTTGATTGTCTTTTAACATTTGGTTTAAGTGAATATACATCACAGCGTTCTCTCTAAACCTGCCTGCAAAATGCACAACAAATGATTGATCTATTGGGTACGGGCTTTGAATGATCTGCCAGTCGATCTTTTTTAACTGCTTCCCATACTTTGGAACCAAATGCTCTGAAAACGCGCCCTGCTCAAAGGCTTCACCAGCCCACCTTCCTACGCAGTGTCTCCAATATTCAGGCTCCTTCACCCACATGCTCTCGTCGTACAGGGAGATCCAATGCTCGATAATGTGTTTTGCTTCCTTCTTGACGAAAAAAATCCCCGCATTAAAGGGCTCAGGCCACACCCCGCAGTCGCTGGAATAGATCAACAGCTCATCACCCTCATAAAAGCTTTCAATTGTTCTGTCAAAGTCATACACAACCGCATCCGAATCAAGCCACAAGACAATGTCAAACCCTTTTTTGATGGTGTCTAAAATAAAAAATATCTTTGCCCAATACGGTGGGTAATTCAGATAAGCATCTTGACCAAAAATATGCTCGTAACCATGCTTTTTTGCGTAGTCAGCGTTTATCTTTATCAAGTCACCCATAGCCCCTAAATCTTGATCATTTCGATTGTCGTACTGGACTATTGCTACTTTCACCGTTTCATGCTCCGTATATATGCCGCGAAGCTACCCATGGTGTCCTTCTCAAAGGCTTTGAAGTTGTCCACCTCTTTCGCTACCTCCTCGAGAGCGTCGTTGCGGATCTTGTTTGAGATGGGGTCAAGCTGGCGTTGGATCATCTGCCTTTTGCGCCAGCCCAGTGCCCTCTCCCAGATGTTTAGTTCTGCTTCGCTCATGGTTTCTCCTTGACCATCATTCGCGCAATCTGTTTTGCAAAGTCGATCTGCTGATTGAAATCGTCACTCAATCTGACATTTAACAGCAACCCTTGCTCGTTTTTTAAATTTGATATGGCAATCAACAAGGCTTCAGCAAAACCCGCTTCGGTTGTTTTATCAAGTCCATCAATAAGACCTTGTACAAAATCATTCATGTGTTCTCCTTCTTTGATGCCATTTCAATAGCACGTTCGTGCAATAAATCGTACAAGTTCGGTTCACCTCTGAAAAAGAAGTTTGCCGCAACTATGAACAACATAAAAAGCATTACGTCTTTCATGTGTTTTTCTCCTTAAGTTTGGCTTCAATGGCTCTTGCGTAGTGAACAAATGGTTGATTGCTTAACTCAGCACCAATACCATAGTCAGTAAACATGGCAATGTTCCATATTTCCTCTATTTCTTT